ACTTACCCTACAGGATACTAATTATTTAGTGTTTCGGATACGAGATCAAGTCAATTGACTTGTCCCAACAGGCTCGGCAATCGCCACAACTATTGTTGTTATGTCGTGCCTTGCATTCTTTGCCCAATGGATCATTACCTTTGGTAAAGACTTGTGAGCCATGCTTGATGCCACTAGGCATTGGACCGTTGAACTTACTAGCTGACGTTCTAACAATCAGGTTTACAGGAAAATCTTTACCATAGTCTTTGACTATTTTTCTTTCTTGTGTAGGCAACCAGTGTTCGATATGTGGTGTAGCCTTAGCTACCTCAACGATAGCATCCAGCATATCAACAGACTGTAAGTCTCCGCTATCGAACCAACGATGGTAACCATCGACGTTATATCTGTCGATCTGGAAAATCATAGCAGCAATCCAATCTTTTGGATTACTTTGTTCCCATCTTTTGAGGTTAAGTTTCCAACCCTGATCGACCGAAGGTCGTAGCTTTTGTAACCGTCTCGCATAACACACTGAGCATGGTGTGCCTGCTATCTTTGCAAGCTTACTGCCCGTCTTACATGCAAAGGCGTCAATGGCATATGTCGTTCCCGGCATCTTTGTATTGCCGGTGCTGATCTTGCCGAACTCAATAGCTTGTTTCACTAGCATCGCACTCTCCAAGTTATGAAAGACAATTAACTATTCTTAGTATCGTAGATACTCTACTAAGAATATTTAATTGCCCTTCTGGTTTAGCATGTTTAGCCTTCCGTGTATAGCTTTTTTTATTTTTTATTTTTCTTTGCTTGTAAATTGGTAGCGCCAAGCTATGGGCCATGACGCTACGTCTTTTTAAAATCTTTCTTTTCATAGCTATTCCATACTCACATTTTTAGAGGTGATAGACCTAACAAACTCTATCAGTTTGTCAGGATCATCATTAACTTTCTCATGGAACTGAACACTTTTGATCAGTTCCCACGGTATATCTGACAGCTTATCCTGCCAGATATTTTTTAATTCTTTTCTTGTCATGGTTTTCCTCCAATTTCGGAAACTACGTTCGCTAGTTTTTCAAACCCATCAGTAAACCCGGCTTCATTTACGAGATAGGTTAATTCATTTACCTCATCTATGATTTTCTTTGCGGCCTCAATAGCCGCCTCCAAACTTTCAACACTGCTATCAAAATTACCAACAATTTTGATAGGTAGTATCACTGCTACCTCTCTAGCAGAGGTTACACCATCCATCAAGTGATTGGCTATGGAAATTTCAGACCCATTATATTTTACTTTAATATTATTCATATCAATATCCATAGCTTATTCCTCCCCGCCAAATGTTCGGTTCCACTCTTCGGCAGTGATGCCGGTCATAAGGAACTCTCTCTGATCTATCTCTAGATCAGGAAAGACATCCTGTATTAACTCACCGCCTGTCCAGCGGTCCAACTGATCACCCGTAATCGGTAACACCATAGAATTAATGTTGCCGCTTATAATACTTTTTCTTTTGATCAGCATAGTCATAATCTATTCCTTATTTTTCTATGAAAAATTAATCTTGGTAGCATTACATAACGCCGTCTCGGCCCCACTATAACGTCACGTTTAACCCTATAGCAGAAATCCACCAAGTGTAGTGATCAGCTACGGCGAACACTTTGTTATGTAATGCTGCCAAGATTAATTCTAAAATATCTATCTGCTTATCAGAGATAAGCTAAGTAGATATATATTTTAATCTCTTTGACATAGAAAAATCAATAAAATAAATACAGAAAATAAATAATAATCAGCAGAGAGACCAGCCATTACATTATAGAATGTAATGACCAGCCAAGCTGCCAGCCACAGCTTACGCTGTAGCACGATGCCGAAGTTCCTTATCTTCCGGCAGGTTCTCAAGGTTAAAGATAACCTTGAAGCTACCGTTGGGATGGATGACCCTAATGGGCCTTCCACCGTCCTTCGCCTTTGTAAAGGCGTCACCCTCTTTATTGAGGGTGATCCAACGACCCTTTGGGCTAAGGGCCTGTAAGGTCTTCTCGGTACGTTTCGTCATGGTAACTCTCCAATTGTTGTTTTAGAATATCTATCTGCTTATCAAAGATAAGCTAAGTAGATATATATTCTATTTGGTTTATTCATCAAAAAACTCGGCGATTAGCTCTTGGTCTATGTTATAGACCAATGCATAAGCTACATCGTCTTCTGCCAAAATATTTTTGGCAAAGTTCTTTGCTTCGGAAAGATAATCAAAATCACCCATATGTTCGTGACTTTCAAACTCCGAACCGAGTTTGGCGACGACCACCGTATAATCCAACATAAAATCTCTCCTATTTTAAAAACCCTCTATAGAGTTCGTAGAACTTACTCTATAGAGGTTTTTTAAGTTTATCAGCCGCAATATTTCAGTAACCATTGTGGACAATGGACACCATAATGATAGCAGCTACAGACCAATAGGTCTGATCGTCCAGTTTCAACAAAGTCCAAAGTATCTTTGATAAAGTTCAGAACCATAACCAAATCCTCCTATTTTAAAAACCCTCTATAGAGTTCGTAGAACTTACTCTATAGAGGTTTTTTAATTATCCAAACACTCCAAATTTACCCAGTAGGAACATAGTTCCTAACCAAGCAAATCCCAACAATCCCAATCGGATTGTTATATGTCTTTGCTTTGCGTCTTCCCTACGATGACGGACACTTCTAAAATCTTTTGACATCACAATCCTCCATTGTGATAAGCCGAAGCCTGACCAGCTTCGTAGAAGCTTCTACGAATTGTATATGAGTTATTCAACTCATATTCAGCTTCATCCAGACTGTCAACAGTCTGTAACCAGAAGCCGTTGGCGACATCGTAGATGTCATATCCTGTCCCATCGGGACAGACTGAAACACTGATATCAATCAGTGCAGCTTCGTCGTTCAACATGGTAATGTTGGTCATCGGTTTCTCCATTTAGAATATCTATCTGCTTATCAAAGATAAGCTAAGGAGATATATATTCTAGTTTCATCATGGCTGTTGTCAACCCTTCATCGAAGGGTATTCCAATCTCATCGACTGTTGCATTTATGCAACAACTACTGAGATTCGACTAAGCCGTTGGATTTATTATTATATATAAGTTTTTTATAACACTTTGTTTATATAAAAAACTAATATATAACTTTCTTTTCTATGAAAAGAGAGATAAAAATGTCACAGTCTACATAATTCTTACAGAATTATGGACCAACATATTGAAAATATGTTGCATATTTGTCATAGAATAAAAAAAGATACCTTTTTTTAAACTTTAAAGACTACTTAGTCTTTAAAGGAAACCCCACCCCAAAAAATTGGGCGGAGGCGTTATAATATATAACTAGCCTCTTATAAAATTACAAAAAATACTAGGGTACTTTCATAGTATAAAATAAAAATACAATTATAACATACCAGATACGAGAATCCAAATGAATGAAGTTACTTTAATAGCGCATATTAAAATAATATAAGTACAATATATAATTAATTGACAAATTAATACCATCACAACAAACGCAATCCCAGTTAAAAATAGAAACCAGACTCTTCTTAATAAGAATTTAACTATAGGAATTAGATACTTACGCATAAACTATCCATTTAATCTAAGAATGGGAAAGACTGTTGTAATTATACCACATAAAATAAAAAAATTCAAATTAGGGGTTGCATCCTTTACTCATATACTGTATAATACTATATAGAAATCGGGAACCCTGAAGAATTTATTCTTTTATTTTCTTTTACTTCCTTCTAAAATAAAAAAAAATAAAATTAAAAACAATAATGAAGAATGGTTATGGAAATTTCTGAAGACTATATAGACTCTCAAGACAATGCTGTAGATTCTCTGGCAACTTTAAGTATGTTGCTGGATGATCTTGTCTTACAACAGAGCCATGAGGATTTTATTTCTTTTGTTCGTGCTGTCGCCCCTACACTTATTTCTGATTGGAAGATGGGACGACATATAAAAGTATTAGTGGATAAGTTACAAGGAGTAAAAGAAGGAAGAATAAAGAGGTTGATGGTTTTTCTTCCTCCTCGTTCTTCTAAATCAGTAATCTGTTCCAAGATATTTCCTGCATGGTACATAGGGAATAATCCACAACATGAGATTTTGACGATATCTCATAGTGATCAGCTTGCTTCAGACTTCGGTAGGTCTGTAAGGGATATAGTAAATACAGAACAGTTTCAGAATATCTTTCCCGGTGTTGCTCTTCGTAGTGATGTTAGGGCTGCTGGTAAATGGAAAACAAATTTAAACGGTACTTACTATGCCGCTGGTGTCAGATCACAGATTGCTGGTCGTGGCGCACACATAGCAATACTTGATGATGCCATGTCTGAAGAGGATTCCTTCTCTGAAGCTGGAAGAAGGTATATTAAGGAATGGTATCCTGCTGGTTTGAGAACTCGTATCATGCCCGGTGGTTCCATTGTTATTATTAATACGAGATACCACCATGATGATCTCTGTGGATGGTTGTTAAAGCAGGAAGAGATAATGGATATGGAGAGTACATATCCTTGGGATGTTGTTAAGATTCCTGCGTGGGTTGACGAGGAATCCGCAGAGTTACTAGATTTACCTGTAGGTACGTCTTACTTTCCAGAGTGGAAACCAGATGAGGTATTACGAGTTGATGAAGAGGAGATAATAGCTAGTAATGGTTCCCGATACTGGGAATCTTTGTATATGCAGAACCCTACACCGGAAGAAGGTGGTATTATAAAGAAGAGATGGTTACAGAAGTGGGAATATAGTGAGCCTCCTTCCTGTGACTTTATCATACAAACATATGATACTGCTTTTTCTACAAGGACAACCGCTGACTTTTCTGTTATCCAGACATGGGGTATCTTTGATATGCCCGAAGAAGACTATGAAGGGCGAGAGCTTTGGGGTAGTAATTTAATCTTGCTTGGTAATACCAGAGGTAAGTTT